GATTCTATCACCAATAGCAAGTTCAGTATTGAACTTTGTTCCAGTACCAACGATTGTTACATTTGATGCTTGTATATTTGCTGTTCCAGTAATACGGCTCGGCTGCATATATATGCGTTTTACGCCGCCCGTTGATGTTACTTCACCAATCACAGCAGCAGCACCTTCACCATAAGTTCCAAAAGGATTTGCACCAAACACAATTTCATCACCAGGAACATAACCACTACCTGCGGTAATTATATCAATACGACCGATGCCTTTGAGCGACTTGACTGAGCGTTCTGCTGAACCAGTCATCGGTTGAAAAACTGCACCATTTGCATCCAAAACAGGAGCAGTGTTGACAACGCCAGTTGCACTCAACAAACTCAATGTTGCAATAGAACCCACAGTCAATGTTTGAAAACTCAACGCATCGGCAATTTTTGTGTTCACATTCTGTGAAGCAATTTTCGGTGATGGAAAACCATAGTCTGCCGAAGAAATCAAATTGCTAGAATGATTTGAAATTAAGTCTGTAGCAACAACATATGTGTTTGCACCAAATTGTCCAGAAGTGTCAATTGAACCAACAACGATTCTAGCAACTTGGTTGTTTGGACTTAATGTAACATTTGATGTGACTGTGAATATTGCACCACCATCAGATACGTTGGCAAATTGAATTGTGCCAGAGAATACAGATTCAACTTCACCTAATGCTTCTTTCTTTGGTTCACCACCAGTTAGAATCGCAAGATCGCCTACTCTATAACTTTGTCCGCCATCAATAACATTGATTTTACGAATAATAGAAAATGTTTCTGTGCGAACATCAATTTGATTGCCATCAGCACCAATAATTGGAATAAGTAAATCTTCGCCGTTTGCAAAAGTTCCAACGATGCTACTCTTACTTACAACAAGTTCAACAGGAAATCCTAAATTAATCTCATCAGTTATAACTCTCTTAGTTGCGGTTTCAATGAGTGCTGAAGCACCCGAAATGCTTCCTGTTACTTTTCTATTATTAAAAAACGCAACATTAAAGTTTAAGTAGAGGACTCTTATTTCAGCATTATTAGGTGGCGCTGTGTTGAATATTAGTTTTGAATACTCTTTAAGGGTGTAAAAATTATTCGTCTGGACGACATTATTGATGTAAACAACGATGTCACTAGATTCAACTTGCTGTGCCAGTGTAAAAGACTTACTGATTCCATTACCACGATGATAGCTTTGGATGTTCTGTGTTGTTCTGAGAATGCTATTTGTTATCCATTTGCCATCAGAAGCACGAAGGATGTTATCTCTAGGATAAATAACATCCACTTCTTTACCAAATAGGAGACGGAACAAAAATTGAAATGATTTTTCCGAACCTTTTGAGAGATAAACTGGCAAAGCATTTTTAAGTAACAATGCTTTGTTGACGGCAGATTCTTTTGGAAATAAAGTCGCAAACGTATTGAAAAAACTGTTTTCAAAGTTATCAATAGAATCATCTACATCTTTAATTGTTCTAAGACTTTTTGCAACATTAATTAAATCATTTTGTTGATTTTCTTGTTTTTGTTGAAGAAACTCATAGTACGCTTCTAGAAAAGATTGAAACAAAGGATAATCTTCCCGAATAAATTCAGGAAGTTGGCGATTAACCAATATTGATGTTTTAAAATCTGTATTTGCGAACATTACACTGCTTCTAATGTGGTAACAATTGCTGTTGAATCTTCTTCATCTAAAGTTATAATTGTATTTTTATTGGAAGTAATAATTCCTTTTTCAGACTCAAACGAAAGTCTTATGTATCCATCAGTTGAAGCTACTGAAAGAATTCTGATATCTGAGATATCTACTGCGCCACTATCATAATCTATGGTACCAGCATTTGAATTTACAATTATTTTTTGTGACAAATCATCATAATAAACGGTCTGTAATGAACCTGTTCTAGTGTCAATTACTGCATCTGCAATTGCTCCGAATCCATTGCCACCAGAAATCGTAACTGTTGCGCGGGTATAATTAATACCACGATTTGTGATATTGATAGACTCAATTTTGCCATTTACAACAGTTGCCGTTGCTGTTGCGCCAGTGCCATCTCCAGAAATTGTAATTGTTGGCGCTGATGTATATTCTTGACCAGGATTTGTAACGCTGATTCTTGCTATGCCAGTGTATGATTGTGGCAACTCTTCTAAAAATACTTCTCTCCGAATGCCATCAGAATCAAACACATCAAAAAGTGTTGAAGTCATCTTATTCGTAACTGTTCCACGGTGTAATGAAACATTGAAGTTAATTGAATACGGAGAAGATGAATTTAATATAGGCAAGAATCTCTTTTGGACACGAACTATAACAGTGGATCCGACGATAGAATTACTATCCACTCTGTCTATTGCATCTTGAATTCTTGATAGAACAAATTGAGAATCAAACTTGTTTAAATTTGTTGCGCTATATGTTAGAATTGAATTTCTAACCAGAGTTTCCATTTGCTGTTCTGTGAGTGTTGTTTTTTTCTGTGAGTATCTAACCGTAGGTAAAATTAATAGATACAGATAATTCGGATCACGAATAACTGTCTGAACAGCAACAATTGCTTTAGGTTTAATTATATCATCAATAATTTTTTGTTTTTCAATATCTGAAATAAAGTATCCATTTTTAGGTTTCAGTGAAACATAAACAACGCCAAATACTGGCGGACTTTCATCTTCACCACCCCAAACAGAAATTGAGTCAATTGCTGGATAGTTTTTGGTTATGTACGCCTCATAATCAGAGTATGTGACTAAACGATTTTGTGTTGTATATAGAAGAGGCGCAGAGAATTTAATTTTATCAACAGATTCTCTCTCAGCACCACCCGAAGCTGGACTTATTGGATTAATGATAAAGTTTGTTTGTGTATTTCCAAGAGAATCTGCTAGAGTTTCTGTTGCAACAAAATTGTTTGCTTTATTGGCAGTTTCTCCGTTTGTTACCAAATAACCAACATTAACGATTGCTCCATCTGGCAATTTTTTTCCTATCACATCATTGCCAAAATAAATTTCATACTGTTGCGCTCTACCTTCTTGTAGATAAAAAACTTCCGATGTTGTATTAGTATTACTTGAATCCGAAACTAAACTGTAAACAGAAATATCTGTATTAGAGTCTGAAGGCTGAACGGATACAGTTATAGTTGTTGTGTCTATTTCAGAATCAGGTAATGTATAAACTTGTTTTGGATTTGATGCATCACTATGAACAAATGAATAATTTACAAGTTGTCCTTCATAAATTGGTAATTGTAAAAATGTGAAATTATTATTTGCTTTTGTTACTTTTGTTTCAGAAAGAGTAACAAAGCCATAACTGACTCCATCAAGTTGTTCCGATAAAAATCTATATCCCCTCGGAATCGTCATAGTTGATGCTGTGTTTGAACCTGTTTCTACAGTAAAATTGATTATTGCTCTTGGTGCTTTACGGGAATATGGAACATAACCTAAAACTTTAGCTTGTGAAACAACAGAATCACGAAGCAATGCAGTATCCAAAAATGATTCGTTCGCAACCATATTCAGATAATATGCTTGATAATGTGTATTATAAGCCAGTATATCCAGCAGAATATTTAATCCAGAACCCTCAAAATCATAGTCCGTAAACTCCGATTGTTGATTTAAAAACGTCTTTAAATTTTCCTTGATTGTATCAAAATCAAGTTCTGTAACTCGTAAGCGGTCTGCCATTTTTATCTAATTCTCTCTAAGAAGAAATCAATCGTAACTGGATTTGGATTATTAATTATAAAGAAAGTCATAGTAACGTTATACCGATTCTCATCTGGATATGCTGTTGCGTTTATGCTTGAGACACTTACCCTAGGCTCATAATTTAATATTACCTCTTCTATGGCTCTCTCAATTCTAGATGCTAAAATCGTATCAATATTTTCAAATAGCAACGAACGTAAACTGCTTCCTATTTCAGGTCTGAATGGTTTTTCAAAAAAATTCAAAGACACCAGATTTTTGACTGAATTTATTACAGCATATTCATTGATATGCTTAGTGACATCTTTTTTAACAGGATGAATATTAAAATTTAAGTCCAAGTCTTTATACCCTCTTTCTGAGAGAATTCTTGGATTATTGGATGTTATTGTCGTTGCCATCTTTTATTTATCTTAATCTCCAATGAATACTGTTCTAGAACCAGTTTGAATTGTTCCAGTATCTTGTCCATTTTGCTCAGTATCATTATCCAGTGTTGTATCTCCAATACGTGCTGCGCCGTTTGTTCCTTGATTAATATTGACTGTTTTACCGTTAATCTTTATGTCGCCTGTGACATTTAAATTATAATCGCCATCTACAAAAATCTGAACATCTCCTTGGACGTAAACAGCATCATCACCCACAACCACAGTGTATTTGTTTCTTTGAATTCTCTCTGCCCTATCGCCATCAGGTCCCCATTCTGTATATGAACCCGAACGGTGATATATGTGTACACGCTCTGCATTCTTTGTATCATCAAATTCTAATGCATGACCAGATTCTGATTCGTATACGTTGTTATATGGATACTGTGCTTTATAAGTTGATTCAGGTTCAACTTTATTCAAGCGTTTATTTTTCTTTGCTGTTACAATTTCAGAAGGATATTTGGCATCATTTCTAGCAAGTCTTGATGTTGACGGTTCATCCAGTTTTCTTGGATAGTTTGTTGCATTTTCTGTCGGTTTAACTGGAGCAGATGTCAACTCAGCTAACGTTCTTGGATCGTTGAATGCATCTTGAGGATTAGCTGCTTTTAGTGGTATGCTAGGAAAACTTCCTAACATCACAGGTTCTTGAGCATTTTCTCCATC